GTTCAGTAGGACAATGATAATAAGTTACATTCTTTTGCTTATTGAAAAAAGGTTTTATACCCCAAGTTGTAATTTTCTTTGTATTATAATCTTGAATGGTTATGGCAAGAATTTCTTCTGATGCAGATTCAACATCAGGGAATCCTCTTTCAGATGCAGTCTCAATATCAATAGTTACCAATTTAATTTGACTGATGTCAAATTTAATTTCATCCTCTGGATATTTTTCTGAAATATATTGATAGATATATCGATCATTTCCATAGATCTCAAATCCATTAACATCATCGTAAGTTTTATAAAATTCTCTACAATCCCTAACAGTACCAGGATTTACTTCTTCTACAGACTGTCCACTTAATGTTCTATACTTAGAATCTTTTTTACTTTTTACAAACAGAGTAGGAAAAAACTCATCTCTATACTCATATCGTTTTCCATTATCAACTCCACGAACGAGGAATTGATTTCCAATTAATTGAACATTAGTGTAGAAACGCATTATTTAGTTAAGTCCTGATACTTTTCAATTAGTGTTGGAGTTGGATCTACAAGAGTTAAAATTTTATCAGAACTGATCATAAATTCATCAGTTCTTGTAACATCCATCATCCATGATTCTAACATACCACCTTCCACTACAAGGAAAGGATTAGTCAGTTTGCAATCTGGTTCTCCAGGAACTGATGCAGGAACTTCATCAATCTGACTGATCAGAATCTGATTGTTCTCCAGTAGAATCGCTTTGATTGTTTTTTCCATGTTCTATTACGTCTCTTGTGTACATTTCTTTTAAGTTGTCAACTGGTTCCACCATCGTAACCAACCAATCGGCAGGAATTGGAATATCAGTTTCTTTAGTTAACGGCATCCATGGATATAAAGTAATCTCAACTCCTGGTTTGCCTCCTTCCTGCATGTTTGGTTTTAGAAGTTTAACGACACATGGTTTGGTCATATAATAACCAATTACCCTATCACCTGAAGTCATTTCGCTGATATCAGAAATAATATCTTCACCAGATTTGAGTAGTGCTAGTTTAATAGTCATAAATTTTAGTTTCCTCCATTTATTTTACCAATAAAAAAGAGGGGTGTCAACTGGATTTGGCCAGTTACCCCTCCGTCTGCGACGACGATATACTTTATTTAGAACCAGACTTTTCTTTGATGATGCTCAGGTACAATTCTGCCGAGAACAATAGTTAACAACCCATCCTCAAATTCAACTGATCTAACTTCCGTATCCTCTGCCAGTGTCCAAGTTCTGGTGAAAGATCGTTGAGCCATTCCTCTGTGGACATACTCTGTATCTGTTTCGGTGTCCTCTTTTTGTCCTTCGACAAAGAGTTTACCGTCTTGTGTGTAGACATTTACTTCTTTCTTTTTAAATCCTGCAAGAGCAAGTTCTAGTCTCGATTCTACGTTGCTGACCGTTACTAGATTGAATGGAGGATAATTCTTAGTTGTTTCGTGAAGAGCAAACAACCTATCGAAGTATTCGTCCATTCCAATGCTATTCTTATTTATGCGTTCCATCAGTGCAGGAAGATCCGCAGCAGTGTACCGTGCAAGGTTTCTCATGATTCGTAGCTCCTTTAAAAGCGAGTTTGTGTTTTGTGGACCCCGAAGGCATCCATGTTTATTTATAACACGACAATAAAAAAGAGGTATGGGGTTAACCATACCTCTTTATGTGGTGTTCCGACTTTTGTAGAGACCGCACGAAAAGAGTCTCAGTCTTATTTATTGACTTTCTTCTTGGGGTTTAGTCTTCTTACCAATATTGTATTTCTGCTCAAGAATCCAATCTCCCTTATCCTTATAGGAAAGAACTTTGATTTGATTTAGAGGTGCAATATCAAGAACAGCGTCTTCATTTACAATTGAAATAAGTCCCCAATCTGCTAGAAGACGAGCAATACGATTACGACGCTGAACATCATTAAGAGTGAGATTAGCGTGTTTACCATCCAAAGCGAAAAGTTCTTTGAAATGAACAATGAAATACCTTCCTTGCTTATGAAGGATATGACACGACTGATAAAGTTTTTTTTCTTTTCTTGATGCAACACCAATCCTTGTCAGCGTTTCTCTCACCTTCAAAAAATCATCAGGTTCATTAAGAAGCACTTCGACCATTTGGTCCTGAGACCATTGAACTGTAGGTTCCACAGTAGTCATTTCATTCCTCCAACATCAAGTCGTTGTTTAATAAAGTTAATCTGTTCGTTTGTCAGAATTTTCAGAGCCTGAGATGCCTTCTCATTACTATAACCATAGTATTGTTTGACACATTCTAAATCCTGGACTTTATCCTTTCGGAGCCAAGGAGAGAACCTCTTTCGTTTCCTCAGACTATTTAGATAGAATGAATATTGCATATCTTTATCAAGAAAGTTATACTTATTCATTTCATTTGCATACATCACACAATCCATGTGACCTGATAAACAACGATTTATAATATATGGGGGATATTCTTTACTATCTTCTCTAAGATCTTCTTTATTAAAGTTTATTGAATTGAGCCAGTCTTTGAGTTCCATTATCTAATAATCTCCATATTCTCAGTAGTTCCCCAAATCTCAAGTTCAGTTCTTACTCGATCTTGTGATTGAAGTTTTTCATATCTCTTAGTTGATTTTTTCTTCCACCATACAATTGCTTCTTCCATTGTATGTTCAAACTTACCTAGGTAATAACGTTTCTTTTCAGTTAAAGATTTTGCATGTTCTATACAATTATTAAATTCTTTTAGTTTTTCTTCATCTCGCAAAGAATTTCTAATAATAGATATCATCTTGACTTGAATCTTAAGTTTTTTAGATGACTTATCTGCAGAGATTAAACGCTCTCCACCATTACGTTCATTGAACCACCAAAAAAATTCTCTAAACACATCATCATGAAAGAGAGGTAAGAAATTACTTTCAGTATCACCAATATGTCTCAAGAATGGTTTAAGTCCATCATACATAGACACACCCTTTGTTGTACCATAAAGAGAAGTTGTCTCAAAATATTTTAGATCTATTTTATACTTCTCATCAAACTGCTGCTTAAGTTCTTTAGAAGATGCTAGAAGAGCAAGTAACTTTCCACCCAAGTAATTAAATCCAAAAGGTTGAGTGGGGACAATATTAAACCCCATAACAAATCCAGCATTAATATCAGAAAGAGAAGGGATTTCTCCAAAGTAATTATTACGTGGTTTACTATTAATAGTTGGTGAACCAAAACGAACAACACCAACTACCTTATCAGTATTTGTTTCCACAACAATCCACTTGTGAGTTCTTCCAGGAATTGCCTCTTCAATAGGATTAGATGCAGTAAGGTTCAGTATCTCAGAATAAAGCCACTGATTATACTTTGAATTTGTTTTTGGATTCGTATCAACAACACAAATTTTAAAGTTCATATCATTTGGATGAATATTAAAGTCATCAAACATTTCCGAATCTGCACCAAATCCAGGCAAATATCCAGAACGTTGTTCTCCCCTATCTTCTTTAATATGGCGAAGATAGTCATCAATACGATTAAACTGAGTATAATAATTAATAAATTTATTAGCAGCCCAAACTGCATCACTCTCAGATAAAATCATAGGTAGTCTGGTTCATCACTTTTATGAAAAAGAACACCATCAACATTCTGAAGTAATTGATGCATACTACCATTTAAAGCACGATATCCAGTTCCAACATAAAGTTGTCCCAGAACTACAGATACTGTAGCAGTTCCCCAAAAAATGTAATACCACTTAGATTTTACTTGTGTCTTAATTTTGTTTTTCATTTGAATTCACACTCCACCATAATTTCAGTTAGACATGCCAACAGGTTTATTTCTTGATCCGCCACAAATGCCATTTGATACTGATACCTAGCAAGAGTAAGCACAGCAGCAGGAATACTATTCGGAACCATGGAATCATAACAAGCATCGTAAATCCGACGCAATAGGACAGCAGTATCATTGTCCAGGTTATTGACAACCCATTTACGTACTTCGGGAAAATCTTTTTCCTTAAGTTTCTTAACCAAGTCATTTACTTTTACATCACTAAAGGTTGCAAGAATACCTGGATCAATGGTGCCAGAAGAAGAATATCTTTGACATTCATTAAGAACACGTCTCCAATCTGGGAAGTGTTTGTTAATAAGTTCTACCAGGACCTTGTTATCATATTTAATACTTTCTGCATCCAAGATTTCTTGGAGACGTTTGAAGAAGGAGGCTGCGATTGCAGGTTTGCTTTTACCTCCGATTCCAAATTCGATAACCGTTGTGCGGGAATGAAGTGGTTCGAGAATTTTGTTTTTGAAGTTGCAGGTAAAGATGAATCTGCAGTTGCCACTAAACTCCTCAATAAACGCCCGTAAGAGGAGTTGTACGTCGTTCGTTGTGTTATCTGCCTCATCAATGATGATGACTTTGTGTTTTGCAGTTGAAGAAAGCGAGACGGTCGAAGCGAAATTCTTCGCAGTATTTCTGACGGTATCAAGGAATCGTCCTTCATCGGATCCATTGATGACATAAAAATCTACTCCCAGTTCATTACACAATGCTTTTGCTACAGTAGTTTTTCCACACCCAGCAGGGCCTGCAAGAAGCATATTTGGTATCTCACCTTTATCTAGGAAGTCTTGAAAAGTCTTCTTAATACTTGGTGGCAAAATACATTCGTCAATAGTTTTGGGTCGATACTTTTCAACCCAGAGAAATTCATCTCGCATAATCAAATCCAATCAGGTTTACGATGGGGGAGACGAAGGTAATTATCGCACACCCATGGTTTAGATGCAATATACATCTTGTATGCTGTAAAAGTATCAATGCTATCATCATACTTAAACTCATCTGGCATTGCCCTTGCAAAGGGCGTTGTGTCCTTACCACTGCGACCTTGTGGATCTGCAGTAGGAAGTATCTCCTTTGCTGCTAGAAGCGTCTTCTGGCAGGTGTGGACCTTACCATAACGATCAGTATACTCATCGCACATAGCAAGACCATGTGCAAGTAACCACTGCCAGTTAGTTACAAACTCATTCGCCCATTTAGTGCAGGGGTGATTGCGAAAGGCACCCTTCTCAGTAGCATAGGGAGTACCGTCTGCTCTAGGAAGAGTGCCGAAGTTATGTCCCCATTTGTCAGAGCATACAATAGCAAGCATCTGACAGGTCTCTAAGGGCATCTTGACAATGTGCTTGTCAGGAAGAACCACAGCAGACTTGTATGGGCTGGGATCAGTTACAAAGATATTCATAATATTTTTGATAAAGAGATTATCAAAAGGAATGCTAACATTATAACCACATCCCACGATTTTGTCCTTATAAAGTAAGGAACTGAAATAGCATCTCCAATAAAGTGGAGAAGTACTCCAAAGGCAACACTAACATGAAGAACCACAAAGTATGCAATGATCGCAAGAGCACTGCCAGTGATTCTCATAGCAACATCAAAGGTCATCAACCAAAAGTAGAATCAGGTTCTAAGGCAATATAATAAGTCAAATCATGATTCTTGGAAGTAAATCGTGACAAAAGTTTTTGTGATACAACGACTTCATAAGTTCCAGGAAGAACTTTGATATTCTCAACTTTAAAGTTGAATGAGAATGTAGAGTCAGTTTCACCAACGACCACAGCATAATCATTGGATGTATCATTCTTCTTGTCACGAACAAGAAGTTTGACAACACCATTTTCACCAACAGCAGAAAGGTCTGGCAATTGATATACAGCAGAAGCTTTAAGCAGTTGTCCCAATTGTTCTGTACTCAGTTCAAAAGATACATCTTCGCTAGGAAGAGTGATCTCTTTTTCGGGAGGAGTTACAATAACATTAGGGTCTGCAAAGAAGTACTTTGATCGAGACTTTCCTTCACGGATCATCACGTATCCATTATTAGAAAAGTCAAGTTCGGGACTAGAATGAAGTGATAAACCATTAAGAAACTGATTTAGATCATAAATTCCAAAGTCTTTGATCAATTCTTCACTAATAGTTGCTTCAGCAAGAATATTTTTCATCACACTAATAGTGCGAAGTTTGTTTCCCTGCTTAAAAAGAATAGATTGATTGATTGAAGAAAAGTTTTTGAGTACTGAAAGAGTTTTATCAGAAAGTTTCATAGGTGCCCTTAGTTTCATTGTGTAGTCCAGAGAAGTGATAAAGAAGAATGCAATAATGGATTGCTTTTAAAATATCACCCTTTGATTTGCCGTTCTTTTTACCAAAACGAGAAAGATACTTGATTGCATTAGAACGGCAAAATGGTTCAGCGTCACCAATTGCTTCAACAAGATCTAGAGTTTGTGTCTTAGATTCTTTAGAAACATAATGGGACCTGTAGGTTGCTGAGAGGTATTCACGAACCTCCTTCATAGTAAGATCTTCTTCATACTTCCAAAAACCATTATTTGAAAGTGGATCGAGATTTAAATCAATTCGATCTTCAGGAGTCATAGGAGTAAAAATAATTTTATTAGTAGATTCATCATAGTCTGCAAAAGAAATACCGTCAACAGAATATCCATCTGCTTTAGTATGTGGTTTATCTGTATTCATAGAAAATACATCAGGAGAAGAATATTCCATGTTCAATTCATCGTATAATAAGGACCAAGAGTTAAGCATATTGTATCAAGTATTTTCATTATTGTCAATATAAACAGATACTACAGACTCATTAGAAGGCATTTGGAAATCTGCATCCACTTTATCATACAGTTCCAGGAATGCCTGCTTAGTCTCATCATCAAAACGATTCACGCAGACTTGAATTGCCTTTGCCTTATCATTGAAGATGCTGTATGCACGGACGATATGAACCAGACGACGGGTACTGATGATTTCTTCAATACCACCATCATAGAATGTCTTACGGATGATGTCTGCCCAGTCACAGAGACGCTTACAAAACTCAGTATCACTACAGAGTGCCATAAGGATCTTCTGCTCTACTGCAGAGGCAGGATAGGACTGCTCAAAGGTTACAGGGAATCTTTCAAGGAATGCTTCATTGAGCACGTTAGTTCCAATGAATCGGCCGTCGTCGGAACCTTTTCCTTTTGTGTTTGCGGTTGCGAATACGTTGAAACCTTCTGAGGGCGCAACGAATTTGCCAATCTTCTTGAGGAAAACTCCCTTTCCTTCAAGAATAGATTGGAGACAAAGGATTTTGTTTGAGGCAAGGTCGATTTCGTCAAGGAGCAAGATTGCTCCACGTTGGAGTGCTTCAATGACTGGGCCATTATGCCAGACGGTTTCACCATTAACAAGACGGAAACCACCAATAAGATCATCTTCATCTGTTTCGATTGTGATGTTTACACGGATAAGTTCTCGTTTTGTTTGGGAGCATGCTTGCTCCACAGAGAGTGTCTTACCATTACCCGAAAGACCCGTAATGAACGTAGGGTAAAATAGATTGGACTTAATAATCCTTTTAATATCAGCGAAGTTACCAAAGCTGACGAAGGTATCATCTTTTGCAGGAATAAGGTTTTGTTCAGAAGCAGGCATAGCAGGTAGTGCCTGATAGTTTTGTTCTAGTTTTTCTTGTACGGTCAAGTTCCACTTTCCGCGACTAGATTTGTAATCAGCAAGTTTGTTTGTGACAGTTTGATAGTTCGCACCATTCATAGCACACCAGGCACGAATATCAGCAGCAGCAACAGACTCACCATACAAATCCTGAAGGGAAGTGCGAATAAACTCAGGTGAGAGGGACATTTGGATTGTTTGAACTGAAGTTATTATAGGATAAAAAAGGGAGTCTCAAACTCCCCATGTGTCACTTATCAGATTGTCCATACTTATATCGCATGGCTTGGAGTAGATATGCCTGACCAAGAGATCTAGGACCATCCTCAATGATTTTAATCACCTTAGGGTCCTTTTCAGATAATTTAGCCATCTCTCTCCAGTTTTCTTTCATCATACTACCAGAGAAATAAATTCACTAAGAACCTTTTTATTTAGTTTTTTAGTTTTCAAAGATTTGATGAAAGCAGATTTAATTTTTGACTTACTTGCACCATAGTCAACTTCAAAATTAGTCTCTTGAGAAAGTGAACTTGATGGTAATCCAAAATATGCATGATATCCAGAATTTTTGATGCAGAAACTCCTATTCTTTCTCCAATCAAAAATAATTTTATCATAACTATCAGTTCCATAGTCATGA